GGTTAACTATTCAGGCAGAGAGTGCTGTTAATAATACTATTACTGTACAGAATACTACTAATGCTACTGCAGGTACAACGGGTGGTGGTACTGGAAACTATTTGGCATTGGTTAAACCAGAAGAAAAAACACATGAAAGTATTGATGGCGTAGTTTCTAGATCAGTAACACTGAGATCTCAAACAGATACACAGGAAGCTGCAGGTACTGGTACATATACTAATGTAATATACTATCCAGTAGATAGTGGTGTTGACTTTAAGTATGATGAATCGGGTCCTTCACTAACCACTAAGCGTGGTGCATTCTTCCCATTTGTTGATACCAATGTAACTTGGACAACTGGTTCTGGTTCTATAGGATCATTTACTAATGGTCAGAGTGTTAGTATTGACTTAGGTTTAACTGGTACTACCTTTGCATCCGAACCAACTTTAGAAGCATATACTCTTAGTGGAGACTCCATAGCTGCATCTGGATTGGGATTGGATACAGCAACAGGTACATTAAGTGGTACTGTAACTTCGGATTATCTTGACACTACATTCAACTTTACTGTAACTGAGAATACCACAGGTAATGCTAGATCATATGCATTCACCACAACTGGAACTGGTGTTCTAGTTACTATCACACAGCAACCAAGTAGTGCTTCAGTTGAAGCAGGTTCTGGTAACACTGCTACGTTTGGTCCTGTATCTGGTATTAGTTCTGATGGATCTACCATTACATTCCAATGGGAAGTATCAACTAATGGCGGTGCTGGTTGGTCTAACGTAACTAACGGTGGTGGATATAGTGGAGCAACAACAAATACTTTAACAGTAGATGATGACTTCTTGAAGAACACATATCAGTTCCGTTGTAAGATGGATACTGCTACTGCTGTTCAACCATCCTATACAAATGCAGTTACACTAACAGTATTCAGAGTCATTACTATAAGTAATCAACCAACTGATCAGCAACCAATAGCACCTGCAGCTGCTACATTTACTATTGCAGGTTCTACATTAGATAGTGCTACACTTTCATATGATTGGCAGAAATCTGAGAATGGTGATGGAGTAAATTATACTTCAGCTGGAGGAACTTCAGCATCATATGTCACAGGTGCTACCACATACGATGACGACTATGGTGATTATTACCGATGTGTGGTCTCATGTCCTGGTGCTACTAATGTAACATCAAGTGTTGCACGTAACTTAGTACAGAGAACAATCAATATTACTTCACAACCAGTCAATGCAACTGGTGCAGTTGGAGGTACTCAATCTTTTGGTGTTGCTGCTACTACATCTGATAATGATGCAGGTGACATTACATTCCAATGGCAAATATCAATTACAGCTGGTGCGTCATGGTCTAATGTTTCAACAGGTTCTGGTGGTACTACTTCAACATATACTACTGAGACATTAACAACAACACAAGATGAATATCAATATCGTTGTTTGCTTTCAGCACCAGGTGCAACAACTGTTCCATCTAATGCTGCTACATTACAGGTAGAAACTGTAACGGTAGTTGTTTCTACACAACCAACTCCTCAAACAGTTGATGAAACTCAGACTGCAACATTCACCACACTTGGTGGTGTTACTATGTCACCTGTTGGTGGTAATGCTGCAACATCATCATTTGATGTAGAAAGTTTTAATACACCTTCTGGTGGCGGTGGCGGTGGTGCAGAAGGTCAATCATCACATTCACCCAGTGTCACATATCAGTGGGAAAGATCAGATGATGGCGGAGTCAGTTTTTCTTCAATAGGAGGAGCAACTTCTGCGTCGTACACAACCTCAGCAACAACATACGCAGTAGATCATGATGATCAGTATCGTTGTGTTATATCAGCCGTCGGTGCAGCAGCCGATGCAACTACTAATGCAGTTACACTAACAGTCCAAAGAACATTCTCTATCACAGCACAACCATCCAACGTAACTGCTAATGAAGGTGGTACTGCAAACTTTGCAATTACTACATCAACATCCAGTGGTGCCCCAACTTATCAGTGGGAAAGATCAGATGATAATGGTGCAAACTATGCACCTGTTGGTGGAGCAACCAGTGCATCATATACCACACCAAATCTAGTATATGCTGATGATGGAAATGATCGTTATCGTTGTGTGGCATCTCTTGTTGGATCAGCAGCATCCATAACTTCTAACTTTGCAGTATTAACTGTTCTACGTGTTATCACTATTCAAACTCACCCACAGTCACAGGCTGTTATTGAGGGTGGCACTGCAACATTTAATATTGGAGCATCAATAACCAGTGATGTAATATCATACCAGTGGCAGAAGTCTGTTGATAATGCAGTAAGTTGGTCAAATATAAATGGTGCAAATTCATCAACTTATACTACTCCTGCAACAACATATCCAACAACACCAAGCGAGCAGTTCCGTTGTGTGTTATCTAACATAGCAGCAACCTCAGTAACATCTAATGCTGCTACTCTAACAGTTAATGAATCTGAATTTGTATCAGCACCAACATCTGTATCTCCGTTTATTGATACAGATACTAATAAAACATTATCAAGACAACCAGTTATTACAACTGCTCCATTTGTATCTGAGTATGCAGGTTCAACACATAAAGCAACTTTCTGGAGAATAAGAAGAGTTTCAGATAACGTAACTGTTTATGATACAACTAATACACTACCGAATGGTGATGAAAATAATAAAACATCATTCACAGTGACACCAGGAACATTGGATTTTGATACTACCTATTCTGTACAGGTTAAATTCAGAGACAATGCAAACTTAGAAAGTGCATACACATCAGCAGTAAACTTTTCCACACCTCTTGTTGACCAACCAGATATCCAAACAATAACACCCGCATTTAACCCAACGATCCAAGTTGATCCTATTGCGATGAAGACTGGATATCAGCATTCATCTAGTGATTGGCAGTTCTCACCTGCAGATACATTTGCAACTATTGTTCACCAATCTCTTGGTAACTCAACAAACTTAACACAGTATACTTTACCTGGTGCTGTAAATCTCACCTCTAATACTACATATTATGTAAGAATTAGATTCAACGTCAACCCAGTTTAACATGGCTAAAGCTTCAACAAGACAGGGACTAATAGATTATGCACTAAGACAAAACGGTGCTCCTGTCCTTGAAATAAACATAGAAGATGATCAGTTAGATGATCTAATAGACGATGCTATTCAATTTTATAATGAGAGAAACAGTGATGGGTACATCAGAACCCACGTAAAAATTAAGTGGAGTGAAGCCATGCGTGAAAACATGGTCACTGATACTACCACTACTATTGCAGCTGGTACTTCTAATGCTCTCGCTGTTGACTATTCAGAACAGAATAATTATGTAAAGATGCCTGAGTATGTCACTAGTGTGATTAAGGTATTCCCATTTGTATCTAAGAACGTAACTAACTTGTTTGATGTTAGGTATCAGTGGAGATTGAATGATCTTTGGGATCTGACCAATACAGAAATCTTAACCTATGAGATGGTTAACCGTAGACTAGAAGACATATATTTCTTATTAGAGGGACAGAAGCAAACAAGATTTCAGTTAAGAGGAAACAAACTTTACTTAGATCTAGACTGGAAAACTGATGTCAATACAGATGACTTCCTAGTTCTGGAATGTTATCGTGCTATTGATCCGACTGCAGATACAGCAGTATACAATGATATATGGATGAAGAGATATGTAACTGCATTGGTAAAAAGACAGTGGGGTGCGAACTTAATTAAGTTCCAAGGAGCACAGTTACCAGGTGGAATTACTATGAACGGTGAGTTCATTTACAACGAAGGTAAAGAGATGGTACAAAAACTAGAAGACGAAATGCTTACGGTTTATGAAACCATGCCTATGGATATGATTGGCTAATGGCTAGGAATACTTACTTTACACATGGCACTAGGAACGAACAGTTCTTATTGCAGAACTTAGTAGAAGAGCATCTTAAAATGTTTGGGATGGATATACTCTACTGCCCTAGAGAGATCATGGTTAAAGATGGTGTGTTTAATGAGGAAGTAATTGGTGAGTTTAATGATGCATATATTATTGAAGCATACCTAGAAAACCCAGAAGGATTTGCTGGTAATGGAGATCTACTCACAAAGTTTGGTGTAGCACAGCAAGATGAAATAACTATGGTTATTTCTTCTCAAAGATTTAGTGATCTTATCTCACAGTTCCTATTATTAGATACTGATTATCAAGCACCTGAGAGACCACAAGAAGGTGACTTAATATATTTCCCATTAACAAGTAATTACTTTGA